GAAGGGGCGATAGCCGTCGATGATCTCCACGTCGTAGCCATTGGCCGCGGCCAGCTCGGTCAAGAAGGCCGGGCTCTGGTCGCCCAGCAGGGTCAGATGGCTGACCACCGCCGCCCGGCGCTGGGCAATGGTCTCGGCCGAGCCAAAGCACTCACCCGGCAGGCCGCACAGCGCCTCCCATTCAGCGAGCATCTCCCACGTGGTGCGGGGGTCGGCCTCGTTGGCCAGCTCATCCCACATTTGGTCCACAAGGACGAAACCATCGGCCCAGGCCAAAAGCACGTTGGTGAGCGTGGCGGTTTGCTCGCGGGTCCAGGCCGCGCCAGGGGGCAACAACGCTTGCAGGATCAGGGCGTGTTCGTCGGTGGTTAGAGCCATGTCACCGCCCCCATGGTGATCAGCTTGCCCGCCCCCGGCGTTACGTTGTCCGTTGGCGAAACGATGCGATGATCGTTTTCGCCAATGGCCAGGCTCACGGCTTCGCGTATGCGTGAAATCAACAGCGGCGTGTCCGGCTCCGATTCGTGCAGGATCAAGTCTTGCAGGTTGGCCAACACGGCGGCCCGGACCGTGGCCGTGTCAGGGACCAGGACGATTTGAAAATTCAGCGGCTGGGCCGTCAGGGCGTACACCGTGACTTGGGCGCAGACCGGCCGACGGGCGTCCAGATAGGCTTGCACGGCCGCGATATCGACCGCCGACGGGATGATGTCGGGGTAGTTGCCATCGCGCAAAAAAGTGACGCCCACCGTGCCCGGGCCCAAATATAGCGGCGTGACAAAGGCGCGCGTAACCCCGGCGCATGCCAGGGCCCAACGCCTGTAGTCGGCAACGCTGCCGCCCATGGGCGGTTCTTGGATGCGTTGCAGCAGACGGGCGCGCAAGCTGGCGTCGCTTTCGGCGTCGGCCCCGCCGCCGATCTGCCCGCCGGTCACCACGGCCACCGATTGCACGCCCGCCACCGGCGAGACGAACGACAGGGCCACGGCGGCCGGGGTGTTGGCCGCGGCGCCGGCGGTTTGGGCCTTCACGGCCACGGTGGCCACGCCGCCGCCCACCGTGGCTTCGGCGGTGGTGAGATAGCGCTGGCCGTCGGAGCGCTGCAAAACAAGCCCGGCGGCGATGGTCGAGCCGTTGACGCCCCGGGCCGTAACTTGTCCACTGGCCGTGGCCGTGGTCTTGCGAAATACGCCCCAGACCGAAGCCCAGCGCTCCAGGCGTTCGGTTTCGGCGGTGATGGGCGAAAGCTGGCGCGCCTCGTATTCGCCCTGGGCATAAAGGCCATGCTCGCCGGCGGCGTGGACTCGGGCCAGCACGGCCAAGGTGGAGCGCCGAAACTGGGTTTGCGCGCCCGGAAGCCGTGTTTGCAGGTCGGCCGCCGCCTGGTCCACGAGCTGTTGCAGGGTTGGCCGCGTGAAGGGCATTTGGCTAGCTCCCCATGCCGTAATCGTGGGATTGATGGTGGGTCTTGCCGTTGGCCAGGCGGCAGGCGACATAAATCGTCAGCACGCCCCGGGCGGTCCAGGCGGCGTCAACGTCCACCGCCGTGGCCACGCCGTCGGCGGTCAGCCAGGCCAGGGCCTCTTTGACGTAAGCCACGGCCTTTTGCCGCGTGGCTTCGGTCTGTTTTTCGCGGCACAAAAGCCAAAGGCGGCTGCCGAAGCGGTCGCCTTCAACATCGGCCACGCCATCGCCCCACCAGCCACGCCGGCTGGTTTCGCCATCGGGCAGGGCGTCATCGTCCCTGGCCCGGGCGTCGCTGAAAATGCTTTGCAGGATCGCCGTGTCCAGGGTGTCGTCGGTGTCCAGGGCCCCGGCGTGGTAAACCAGATCGCCGGCCCGCGCCGCCTCGTCAAAGGCCAGTTTGATATCAGCCATCAGGGCCACCAGTTCGTTGGGGCGTAGCGCGGGAACTGCCACAGCTTGGCCGTGGGCGCGGCAATCAGGACCTCGGAGCCCGCCGCCAAGGTCAGCTTGTCGCCGGCGGCGACGGTCAGGTCGCCCACGGCGGCCAAATGGATGCTGGCCCCGCGCACCTCCACCGCCCCGGCCGTGACTTGGATCGTCCGGTCGGGCTTCAGGCCGATGCGGCACAGCGGCCGCCGCCAGGCCGGCCAGCCTTCGGGCCAATCCTCGGGCGGTTCCTCGGGCCAGCCTTCGGGCCAAAACCGCATGAACTCCTCGGCCACGCCCTCGGGGGCGGCCGGCGGCCCTTCCTCGCCTTCGGCCAGGGCGTCGGCGCTGGAAAAAATCACCACCTCGCCTGGCGCTAGGCCCAGCGGCCGCAAATGCGGCGCGTCGGTGGCCACGGCCACGCCATGGGCCCGATTGCCATCCATGAAGATCACGAACGCCTCCGCGTCCTCGGGCGGCTCGCTGGCAAAGCCAAACTCTTGCATCTGCTCGATTTTCGCGGCGTTCTCGTCGGCGTAGAGCCCGCATTGCAGGGTCCGCCGGCCTTGTTCGTCATACTCGATCAGCCGCACCAGGGCCCGGGCCGTCATCTGCAAGACGCGGTTGCGCAGTGGCTCCATGAGCCGTTTGATCGTCTCAACCATCGAAAACGCCTTTCATGTCGTCAGCGCTGGCCGGCTCGGGCAGATAGGCGGCCGGGTGCACCAGCGACAGCTCGGAGATGGACCCGCCCTGTTCATCCAGCGAGAAGCTGACTCTTTCCACGAGGCGTTGGAGGCGCAGGCCCAAGCGATTGTCAATCACGGTGACCAACGAGTTGATCCGCCAATAGCTGCCCTTGGCCGGCCCCCAGCCCACGCATGCGGCGCGGATGGGTCGGGCCATGCCGGCGGCCCGGGCCGCCTCGAAGGCCGCCCGCTTTTCCAGATCGGCCAAGGTGGCGTCCTGGCCGGCCAAAATCACCTTGGGCCGCCAACGCTTGACCACGCCGTCGGCAGCCCGGCCCGCCGGGGCCAGGTAGGTCTTGCGATATTCCTCTTTTTGCTCGGGTGTTAGGTTTTGCGCCGGCGGCGCGGCCCGCCCTTGGCCCTTGACGATGTATTGCGAAAAGCGCGCGACGCCCGCGCCGCCGATGGTGATTTGCTTGCAGTTGCCGCCAACCTCCACCGTGCCGCCATTGGGCCGGCCCGAACTGTTGGTGATGATCAGCCGGCCGTCACCGTAGCTAAGCAGGAACAAGGCCCGCTGGCGGGCCAACTTGGCCAAAAAGACGTGGACCGTCTCGCCCTGGCCGATGGCCGCCGAGTCGAAGGGATCGCCCACCGCCGCTTCGGCATGGATCGTGATCCCGAAGGGGCGGCACACTTCGGCGGCGATTTGGGCCAGAGTTTGGCCCGTCCACTGGGTTGTCTCGGCCACGTGGCAGCAGTCGACCAGGTCGGCCGTCTTGTCCATGCCCTGAAGCTCGATGCGGTGTTCTTCCGCCCCAAAAGTGATGATCGGTTCGTCAAGATAGCCGGTGATCATCGTCCGGCCGGCCAGGGCCACCACGCACGGGTCACCATGGGCGACGTTGTATTTGCCGGGCTCGCCGGGGTATTTTTCGGCGATGGACAGCGAAAAGGCCCCGGACAGACGGTCCATGCCCTGCTCGATGCGAATGCTTTCCCAGCCGGCCAGAACCCGGCCGCCCACGGTCAAGGTCACTTCGGCGTCAGGCATTTAGAATCCTTATCGTCCGTCCGCTCAAGGCGTTTGGACGGGCCAGTTTGTTGCGGCTGATGATTTGGGCCTCGCGGCCCAGGTCTTGGTATCGCTGATAGGCCAGGACCAGGGCCGGGAGCGGCCCGGCCGGGGCCTCGACCTCCACCACGTGGGCCAGGCTAGCGCCCTTGGCGTTGAAGGCCGCGTTGGCGTCGGCTTGGAGCTGGCGCAAAGCCTGATGGACGTCATCATCGTTGGCGCCAAACATCGCCGCGTCCAGGACGTCAAGGGCGGCGTCACGCACGGCGACGAGATCGTCCCAGGCCTCGTAATCGGTGTTCAGCGCGGCGGTAATGCCGTGGGCCGCGGCCAGGGTGGACACCAACGACACCAGGGAACTTTGGTTGCGGGCGGCGGTTTTGGTGGCCGGCGTGGCCGCGCTGCTCGTCGTGAGCGCCCCGCCATAAGCGGCGGCGGCCTCGGTTCCGAAGTTGGCGACTTCCAGCAGGGCCGAAACCTGGCCCTGGGCGTCGGTCTCCATGTCGGCCAACGCGCCCAACACGTCGTCGAAAATGTCGGCCACGCCTTCGGCCCCGGCGTCAAGGGCCGCCTCCACCGCCGTCGTGGCCTCGTCCAACAGACCCAAAAACCCGGTCACCGCCGCTGAATCAAAGGGGCTGGGAAGCGCCGCGACAACCGATCTGATCATGCCCAAGGCCGCCTGGATATCGCCGGCGGCCAGCACGCGCAAAAAGGTCATGCCGATGGTCGAGTAAACATCCCGAAAAACGTCGCCGGCCACCTGGCGCGCGGTGTTCGCCGAGGTCGCGGCCTGGGCCGTCGTGTCCACCGTCGAGCTGGGATAGGTCCGCTGGCCGGCCTCCTCGAACGACAGCGAGAACCGCGCCTCGTTGAGGACGGTTGCGCTGAACGCGGCGCGGCACTGCCGGCAAATGACCTGCATGGTCCCAAATATCGGATGAACCAATTCGCCCGGTCCGGCCTCCTCGCAGGCGGCCATCAGGGCTTCGGCGTCGGTTTTGTAATTTGTTCCCAGGGTGAACGCCTCGACGTCGAAGCGCCGCCCCCGCCGGCCCATATCCTCGTTGTAGGGCAGCTCGCGGCCGGGGAAGACATGCAAAACACTGCGCCGGCCCACGTCCGCGCTGTCGTAGTCGATATAAAAACCCGCGCCCCGGAAGGACGCGGGCATTTGGGTTGTGCTCGCCATGGCTTAAAAATCCGGGGCCATCGTCAGGCCCATGGAGACGTCGGCGGGGAAATTGCCCTTGCGATCGATATCCTTGATGCGCGTGCCCTTGGGCGCGTTGACGAACTCCACCGCCACCTTGGTTTCGGATTTTCCGCCGGCCGCGCCGGGCAGGGCCGCCGCCGCGCTGGGCAAGGACTGGCCGGCGGTCATGAATTCCTTGGCCGCCGGCCGCTGTGGAAATTGTTGGGCAAACGACGATGAGGCCTTCATCTTTTGTCGCTCGGCGACGGCGTCCTCTTCGTTGGTTGTCAAGCCCATGGCGTGCAGCGCGACATCGGGGATCATCCCCTTCAGCTTGGCCCAGGCCCCGCCAAACCAGGCCGTCACCCGATCCCAGCCCGCTTTCAGTGCGTCCCAGACCGCCGTGACGATGCCGGTCACCGCCTGGACCAGCGGGTTGTTGGTCCAGGCCGCCGCGACCCCATCCCATGCGCCGCCAAGCACGTTGGTAATGGCGTCTCGCAACCATTGGATGCCGGCGGAAATGGCGTTCGAGAAGGAAGCGAAAGCCCCCTTGAGCCATTCCCAAGACGCCTTGAGCGCCCCCGAAACGGTGTCCCAGTTTTTCCAAAGCAAAACAATGCCGGCCACTAGCGCCGCGATGCCCAAGACAATCCAGGTGATGGGGTTGGCCAACAGGGCCGCCGTGAAGCTCCAGACCGCCGCCACCGCCCCGGTGATGGCCGGGACCAGGGCGGAAATCAGGGACGTGACAAACCCCCAAGCCGAAACGGCGGCCTTGACGAGCGCCTGACGTAGCGTCGTGGCCAGCGATGAAGCGAAAGTGATGATCGATTGCGTCGCGGCAAGCAGCGCAATGGCCACGCCGCGCAACAGGGCCACGGTGAAGCCCCAGAGCCCGGTCACCGCGCCGCTCAAGCTCGATAGCAACCATTTGACAACGACCCCGGATGCCGTGATCGTCGCCGAATTCCAAGCCATGTAGGCCGCCGTGGCCACGCCCAGGGCGGCGACCAGCGCGCCCAATCCGGCGACGCCGGCGATAATGACCCGGGTCAGTTCGGGGTGGGCCTCGGCCCAATCCCCCACGGCCTTAACCATGTCGGATATTTTGTTTATCAACGGCGCGAGAACCGACTCAAGCGCCTTGCCGACCGATTCCGTGAAGTTGCCAATGCGTTGCGTCAGCAGTTGAAACGCCTCGTTGGGACCCTTGTTCATGGCCCGGGCCATGGCCTCGGTGGTGGCCATGCCGCCATGCAGGGCCTTGTCCATGCCGTTGATGTTGCCGGAGAGTTCGTCCGTCCGGTCGATCAAGGCCATGATCGCCTTGACCGACTCTTGCGTGCCAAAAGCCTTGGCCAGCTCCTGTTGCTCCATGGCGTCGATGGTGTCGCCGTACTTGGCCTTGATCAGCTTCAAGACCTCGGGCATGCTTTTTAGCTGCTTCTTGGCGTCCAGGAAGGGCAAGCCCAACTCCTGGCCGGCCTTGGCCGCTTTTTCCAGAAACGCGACGTATTTGGTGCCCGCCTCGGAGCCGCTGGCCGAGGTCTGTTGCAGCATGCCCAGGATGGATAGCTGCTCCTTGAGCGGCACGTTGGCCGCCACGCCGGCGTCGCCCACGCGCTCGATGGCCTGTTGCATGTTCGCGCCGTCGGTCTTGTAGGCCTTGACCGACTCGGCGATGCCGGCGCTGAAAATCTGGCCGAACTCCATGTCGGAAGCGGCGGCGAATTGCTTTTTAAAGATGCCGTAGCCCGTGGCGAAAAGGCTGGTCATCTGCTCGGTGCTGGCCTTGGTGGCCTTGGCGGTGACGCCGGCGATGCGGGTGTATTCGGCCACGCCCTCGTCGGACAAATTGGAAATGCCGGATTTGATGGCGTAAGCCGCCTTGACGAACTCGGGGGCGGTGGTCCCGGACCACTCCTGGGAAAACTGGCGAGCGGCCTTGCGCACGGCTTCCAGGTTGGCCACGCCCACCGACTCTATCTCTCCAAGGGCCGTTTGCATGTCGCCGCGCGAACGAATGGCCACGGTGGCGAAAGCGGCCGAAAGGCCCACCACCACGGCGCCAATTCTTTTGGCGGTGGAGGCCGCCTCTTCCATGGCCCGTTTCGCGTCGCGGCCCATCATCTCGAAACGCTTGGAGATTTGGCGCAGTGGGGCCGTCACGCGGTCGATGGCCGACACCGCGACGGAAACGTCGGCGTTCATGTTGACTCACTTTTTATTGAGCTGTTCTTTGATCCACGCCGCCCGGGCAAGCCAAAACTCCACCTCGGCAAGGGTCATGGCCATGATCTCGGACGCCGGAAAGTGGAAGGTGTAGGCAATGACCGCTAGGCGGTCTGGCCAATCCCGGGGAATCCCCCGAAAAAACCCAGCACGGCCGCGAAAATCCTCCAATAGTCGGCCCCGGGTATTTTGTCGAATTCGCCAGGGGTCAGGTTGGCGCAGTGGCGCACGGCCAGCTTGACCGCGTCGCCGGTCCGCTCCAACTCCAGGCCCTTTTCGCTCACGCGCAAGGCCCCGGCGTTTAGCATCTCGGTGATGACGCCAGCGGTCAGCGGCTGAAATTTCAGGACGTCGACCTGCTTTCCGGCAACCTCGATCGACTCGCTCAATTTGATTTCGATTGGCTCGGCCATTGGCTACGCCCTCCCGAAGGCGGCGTTGGCGCCGCCCCACGTGATCTTGATTTCGCCGTCGCCGACCTCCGACACGCCCAGGGCCCAGGCGTTGGAAATCGTATAGGTCGCGCCGTTGTCCCACTCGATGGTGATGGAGACGTCCTCGGCCGCGCTCAAGGAATCAATGTCCAGGTCGGTAGTGTGCGCGAAGGTGGCCTCGATTTCTTGGGCCACGGCCTTGGATTTGTAGCCGATGGCCCCGTCGGCCCCCATGACCGTCTCGCGCTGCACGCCGGTGGGGTTTTTGATCGTGGCCTTGCCTTCAATGTTGGGCAAGAGCTGGCCGTCAACGCGGATATAGGCCTTGCCCGCGACTTGATAAGACGACATGTTCATTCCTTCCGGGGCTAAAGCTCGTAGGAAATTACGCCCGCGAAGACCCTGGCCTGGCCGATCAGGTTGGGCGGCAGGTAGACGTTCAGGCGGTTGGTGTCGGTGGTGTCGATTTCCACCGCGATGTAGTCGGCCCAGGCGGCCACGTCCTCCACCAGGCCTTCCATCTCCAGGGTGTACATGAGCGAGGTCAGGGCGGCTTTCACGTCCTTGGGCCGCACGATGTTTTGGGCGTAGCTGGCCGGGCTGTTGTCATTTGCCAGCTTGCACCGCGCGAACTTGAGCCCCAGCATGGTCACCACGCGGTAGCGCAGCACTTGTAATGTCGCCACCGTGCACAAGTCGGCCATGGACACATCGTCAACGCCCAAGGCGTTCTGGGTATAGGTGGTCACGGCCCGCTCGATGTAAACGTCGTCATCGGGGTTGACCCGGAAGGTGCTCACGCCGTCGCGCAGCAGGACGTTGCGTTCATCGCCCACGAACCGGCCGCTGGGTTTGGCCGGCAAAACGTCGGCAAGCACCAGCGACGTGAGCGGTCGCGCCGGATCGTAGCCAAGGTGGTGTAGCGCCTGGCCGGCGAAGGCCGCGGCGACGATCCATGGCGACGTGGGCATGCCGGGCTCGACGCCGCCCACCACCAGATAGGGCGAATTGAGCCCGCCGACAAATGTGGAAAGCGCCGCGCTGGTCCCCCGCCGGGCGCAGAAGCAAACGCCGTCCATTTGCCGCATGGCCCCCCAGCGGATCGCCAGCTCGTCGGTGATGGCGTCCAGGTTGGCCGCGTCGGTCCATGCCGACACGATCCACTTGAACTTTTCGGCGGCCATGGCCGAAATGGCGTCGCCGATATCGGGGTTGCCGCTGCCGCCGCTCATGGCCGTGATGGCCAGGGTCAGCCCTCCGGGCAGTTTTTCGCCGGCATGGTAGCTGTGGCCCAAATAAATCTCGTTGCCCGCGTCGCCCTTGTGCCGCGCCCTAACGGTGACCACGGCTTCGGCCGCCGTGGCGGTGACGGGCAAATAGACATTGGCGTTGATGGCCGCGGCCAGGGCGGCGGCGACTTCCGTCGGCGCGTCGCCGTCGGCGGTGGCCACGCGCGCCCGCGCCCCGCCGATCATCACCGACAGCGTGCCGGCCTTGACGCCGGACCCGCTGATGGTCAGCGCCCCCGTGGCGGCCACGCCGGCCGCGTCGTCCAGGGCGGCCACGGCCCACATTTCGCCGTAGCCGTGGGCGGCGGCGGCGGTCTTGCACATCTCGGCCAGCATGGAGCCCAGGCCGAACTTTTCGTCCGCGTCGGCGTCGGAGACGATGCGCGTCAGCTCCCACGGCGCGGCCGCCCCGCTGGCCAGCATCTGACCGATCATCAGCAGACGGTTGTCCTCATCACCCCCGCTGGTGGCCCGGCTGTTGTCGATGCCGAAATACACCCCTGGCAAACGGGTGTTGGCGATGCCGGTGTCAATGGCCATGGGTTAACCCTCCTTTTCCTTTTTCTTGGCCGGCGCGGCCGTCTTTTCGGTTACGCTGCCGGCCGCGATCTGACGCCGCCAGTAGGGGCTTAACGGCTTCATCGCCCCTTCCTTGGGCAACGGCCGCCCGGTGATCGGGTCACGCACGGTCAGTTCGGGCGCGGGGACAAGACAAATCTTGTCGGGCATTTGGATTACTCCAAGATAATGGTGTCATCGGTTTCGGGCTGGCCATCGGCCGGGGCAAGATCGATTCGCACGCGCATGTGCTCAAGCTCGACCAATGCCTCCGCAGCCGGTGGAACCTGATAGGTCAGGTTGAAGTTGACCTCGACATAGCCCACGAAGCTGGGCCCTTCGGCGCTCCGTTCCTTGGCCGCGCCCGAGTAGTCCACGCCGCGCACGGTCTCCAATCCCAAGTGGGGATCGTTCAAGATGATCAACTCGATGGCCATGGCCATCCGGTCCAGCGTCTTTTCCAGTTCTTCCGGGCTGGCGCTCCGGGCCCCGGCGGCCACGGAAAGCTTCAACTTGCGTTCCCAGCAGCCGGGCCACAGCTCCTTGCCGGCCCCCTCGCTGTCGTCGTAAACCAGCAGGTGCGGGAACTGACGCACTGGCACGGCCCGGGCCGCCCACACCCTGGTTCCGGCCGGCGGGGCCACCGCCCCGGCGATGCCGGCTTGGAGCCGGGCCACCACGGCGGCGCGGATGGCGGTTCGGGGATGCTCAATCACGTTGCGCCTCGTTGACCACGCACAGCACGCCGCCGTTGCCGGTGGGGCGCGGGTCCAGCACCTCGAACGTCCGGCCATCGGCGACGGTGATCCACGCGCCGATCAGCCGGTCAACCTCGGTCGCCGCGATGGGCAAGGCCGCGATGGGCGGCGGCGCGCCCGCGTCGGCAAAGGCGGCGGTGATGGTCGGGACTTCGGTTGACACCGGGATTTCCGCGCCGATGTCCACGAGCTGATGTTTTTCCTTGAACACCACGGTGACCGAGATGGGGTCCGCGTCGGGCTCGGCCCGGAACCGGCCAGCTTCACCCAGGGCCAGCAAAACGCCCCACAGCGCGCCGCGCATGAGCATGGTCATGGTTTAGGCCCCCGCTTCCAGAGCCTGGGCGATGCGCTCCCGCAACTCGGCCACGGGGCCATCGCTGGCCAACCCCAGATCGGCCAGCACTTGGCGGCAAGTGGTCTTGCGCAGGAAGCCCAGGCCTTTCCCGCCCTCGGCCAGCCATAGGGCCTTGTCACCCACCGGGCCCAACAAAAAAAACCCGGCCGGCGCGGGCTGGCCATGGCCCAAAACCATTGCTTCCATCGGGCCGGTCGACGCCGGGGCTTCAGGCCTGGTCTCGTCGACGATGGCGGCGAGATCGCGACCGGCCAGGGCCAGGGCTTCGCCGTCCGGCAAGTCCAACACCGTCCCGGGCGGATGCTGGCCAGCGCCGTCACATATCGTCACTTTTGCTTCAATTCTCATGGCCATATCCCGGGCCCCGGCCAAGGACGCACCAATGCGCCGCCCCGGCCGGGGCAATTATCGATTCGGGTTGCCCGCGAGTTGGTGGGACGATCTAGCGGACGATGGCGGCAAAGGACGCCGACGGGCGACCGGGAAAAACCAGCGGGGCCGATTGAGTCATCAGCATGCGCACGGACGGGTCGTTCTCCATCCACGAACGGGGAAAATAGCGCACGGCCATGGGGCCATCGGCCAAGCCGGCCTCGATGGCCACTTGATCCATGATCGCGCCATAGGCCCGGGTACCCTCCAAATATTGGTCGCTGACCATCAGCACGGTGTAGGCCGGCAAAAACCGCTCCGGTCCGGAGTCGGTGTCGTACCAGTCCTGATAGACATGGATATCAAAGGTGTCCACCGTGCCCATGTACTTGCCGCCGCGAGTGTCGCTGACGCCCACGTTGACGTCGCCCTGCAGAACCCGGCGCACGTCCAAACGGTCCTTCAAGGCCGCGTCCTGGCGAAACAAGGCCCAGGCCTCGGGGGTCATGATCACCTGGGAAGGCCAGGCCCCGGACGCGCTGAACACGGTGTTGGCCCAGGTTTCCAGGTTGGCCAGCGGCGACACCCCCGTTTCGCCCCACCGGGCGGTGGTGGTCAAGGCCACGGTGTGCCCAGCCGGACGCTGGAAGTCAACTTCCTTGGCGGGGTATTTTTCGCCTTCCACGGTGTACTTGCCGGCGGCCAGGGCCTTGGCGGCCATCCACTCTTCCCGGGCGGTGATCATGCCCAGTTGCTTTTCCAGCAGGTTGCGCAAGGTGGCCGCGGCGCGGTCCTGGGCGCTCAAAGCGCCGCCGATCTTTTCACCGGGCAAACGCCGGAAGCTCTGTCGGGGGTCGATCACGTTCTTGGGCTTGACATAGGCCGGCTTCAGGCTTTTGGTGACATAGCCGTCCTGGCGCATGACCTGGCCGCCCACCATGGGGGAGACGAACGGGGCCAGTTGAGTGGTCTCGTTGGTGACGTCGAAGTAGATTTCCTCGGCCACCGGGTCTTGCACGCGGGGGAAAAATTTGTTGAGCAAAAATCCCCCAGGCTGGCCCAGGCCGGACACAACCATGATGAGGGTTTGGGCGCCGTAGAGATCAAGAGGCATGGTCTTTTTGGCTCGCTTTCGCGCCGGCCTAGCCGACGGTGTGAATGAAAATGCCCTTGGAGCGCAGCCCCTCGCGGATGCTTTCCACGTCGTGGCCTTCGCCCATGGTCAAGCCGGACTCCAGAAAGTCGCCGGTGTAGTAGATCAGGGCGGTGGCGTCGGCGTCGGTGGCGTCCACGTCTTCGACCAACACGGCGTCGGGAGTTTGGCTGCCATCTTCGGCGGCGGCCAGGCTCAGCGCGTATTTGCCGGAAGCGGTGATTCTGCCCAGCACGGCGCCGCGTGGCAGCACGCCCTGGCCGCTGGCCACCGTGATTCTGCGGTCGCGGTAATCGCCACCGCCGGCCAAAAGGATTTCCGGGACATGCGCCCCGGCGGAAGTGAATTCGGCGGGCATGAAATCTCCTCTCTACAAACCGGCGCTCAAGATCAGCTTGGCCGTGGCTTCGGGGCCGTCGTTGGCCCCGGTTTCGCCAGTGGCCCCGCCGGCCGGGGTCAGGTCGGGATTGCTCACGTTTTGCATGGCCGTGGCCAAGGGGTCGGCCGGGGACATCGGCGCTTCGGTTCGGGCCTCCGGGGCCGCCTTGGCCAGGATGCCCTGGGCCCCGGCCAAGGGCATGTCGGTTTCAAAGGCCAGATGCCGGGCCAACTCGCCACGGTCCTTGGCCTCGGGGCAGGCCAAAATGGCGGCGATGCGTTCCTTGGCCGCCTTGGCCCCTTCGGCTTTGGCCGCGCTCAAGGCGGCGGGGTCGGGCTGGGCCGGAACGGAAGCCGTGGTTTCCTGGGTTCCGACCGCCGGGGCGTCAGTGGGTTTGGACATGGTTCCATCCTCCATTGGATTAATGCCGGCGGCTGGCCATATGCCATGGCCTGGCCGGGTTTCGTTTTCGATCATCTGGCCCAGATCGGCCAAGGCCGTCTCGAAGGCGCCCAGGGCGTCGGCCAGGCCGGCGTCAATGGCCGCTTGGCCCATGAAGCAGGCCGCCTCGGTGGCCGCCACGGCCTGGGGCGTCAGGCCACGGCCGGCGGCCACGGTGGCGCAGAACAGCTCGTGGAGCCGGCCCACCTCATCCTGGGCCGCCGTCCGGGCCCGCTCCGAAAGCGGCCGGTTGGGGCTGCCGTCCACCTTGTGGGCCCCGGCGTGGATTTCGGTGACTGCCAAGCCGCGCTTTTGATTCGCCTGGCTTTGGTCAATGTGCGTCTTGATCACGCCGATGGAGCCCACGCCGGCGGATCGGGGCAGATAGAGTCGGCCGGCCCCGCTGGCCAGGGCATAGGCCCCCGAATAGGCCGCCTCGTTGGCCACGGCCCATAGGGGCTTGGTTTGGGCGGCGGCGCGGATTTTGTCGGCGCAGTCAAAGCAACCGGCCACCGTGCCGCCGGGGCTGTCAATGTCCAACAGGATCGCCCTAACCGCGTCGTTGGCCAGGGCATGGTCAACGGCTAGCCCCACGCCTTCGTAGGAGCCCCAGCCAAAATAGCTGGAATACCAATAGTTTCTTTGCATCAGCACGCCACGCGCGGCGATGATGGCCACGCCGCCCGGCGTCAGACCATAGGGCAAATCTCGACCCGCGCCGACCGGGCCTGCCGCTAGGTCGTAAAGGGCCTTGGCCGACAGGCCAAAAACCATTTCCGACACATGGGGCGCGGCCTCGGGCCGCAAAAGCATGGGCCCGCCGAACCCGGCAATCATCACCGGGTCAAAGGCCGGGATCGCGGCCAATGGTTTGTTTTCATGCCGCATTGTCGCCGCCTTCCAGGTCTTTTGTTTCCGCCCGTTCAAGGCGGCGCTGCTCCACGATCTCGCGCCAGTCGTCGCCCTGCTCGGCGCATTCCTTTTCCATGGTGGATAGGCCGTTCTTAATACGGATTCCGGCGGCCGTGGCCTCCTTGACCGGATCAATCCAACCCCGGCCCGGACCGATCCAGCGGGCCCCGCAGTAGGCGGCCTTGTTGGCCCAAAAATCCGGGGCTTTCAACTCGCCACGGCTCACGGCCTCCTCGAGCACCAGCTCATAGGCCACCTGATGCCAGCCCTGGGCCAACCATTGGCGCAGCCGGGCGTAGAAGCGCCAAAGCTCCAAGAGCATGGCCCGGGCGCTGGAATAATTGGTTTTGCTGAAATCCAGCAAAAGGGCCTCGTAGCTGGTGCCCAGGCCGGCGGCGATGTGCCGCAAAAGCACCTCGGTGAATGGCCCGTAGGTGCCGGCCGGCCGCTGGGGGTTGAAGCTGGTCAGATGTTCGCCGGGATGTAGGCCCAAAATCATGCCGCCCTGGAGCGGCACGCGGTCGTTGTTGCGCCGGGCGATTTCTTCCTCAATGGCCCTGGGATCGCCGCCGAAAAGCTCGACCAGGCCTTCTTGGCCATAGGGCGTTTCGATGATCGCCGCCACCATGGCGTTGACCACGGCGGCCTTCAATTCGGTCTGCTGGTAATGATCCAGCATTTTGAACTGGGGCATCACCGTGGCGATGGACGGCACGCCTCGATGCTGGCCCGGCCGCTCCCGATAGAAGAAGTGAATAACCCGGGGCCGGCCCCAGGCCGTTCGCGCCGGAACGCGCCGCCAGGCAACCGGGCGTTGCGAGGTCCACATGGGGCCCCAGTAATCCCGGGGGTGCCGGTCGGCGATATGGTAGGCCACCGGCGCGCCGTGGGCGTCCAACTCCACGCCACCGCGCAAAAACTCGTCGTCCGGCCGTTCCATGGGGTTGCAAAGCCGGTCGATTTCCAGCACTTTCAGCGTGGTGGCAAAGTGGTTGCCAAAGCGGCCGGGCAGCCAATAGGGCAGGGCCACCACCCCGCCGTCGCCCCAGGCGGCCCGAAAGACCATGGCCGAAAGCTGGGCGAAGGTGTGTTCGCCGGTGATGTCGGGGTTGCGGCTGTCGGCCCAGTCCTCAAAAATCGCTTCGGCGTCCTGGCCCCAGGCAACGGCGTCCTCGCGGCTCCAGCCCAGGCGGCGATATTTGGGCTTGGCTGAAAGCCGCAATCCCGTGCCCACCACGTTGTCCACGAGCTTTTGCAGGGCCCCCCGGGCCACGCCGTGGTTGCGCTCCAAATCCCGCTGGCGCGGGCGCAAAACATTCAGTTCGGGGATGGTGTCGGCGTCGGCGCTGGCCGGCAGGGCATGCCAACGAGACAGGGCCTTGTCCGTGGTGGACGCGCCGGCGTAGGAAATCGTCGCCGGGGCTTGGCTGGCCCGCCGCTCGAACGCCGCGAGTTTTTGTTCCAAAGTAGGCCCCATCAGAACTCCACCACCAGCGGCCGCCGGCCGCGCCGGCCTTCCAGCCTGGCGATTTCGGCTTGCAACTCCGAAATATAAAGCCGCAACGCGCCGACGCCGCCACGGTTGTAATCAACCCGCTGATCGCCGTAGGTCACCGACACGAGCCCCAAGCCCATGTTGAGCTGGTGCAAGGCGGTTTCGGCCTCCGCCAGCCGAGCCTTCAACGTCGCCAAATCGGCCATGGTTGTCGCCTCACAGATACGGGTCGGCCGAGGCCGTGATTTTGCGCCGGGTCAATGACGCGCTCTTGGGCTTGGCCGGTTCCGCCGAGGAGCCAGAATCCAACCCCTTGGCCGCCGTAGACGGCCGCTGGACCGAGGCGGGCGTTTCCGCCGCCCGGGCCCCCAGGCGTTGGGACTCGCGGGCCAGGTCCAGCCGGCGCGAAGCCTTCAGTCCCTCCAAGGCGGCGTAGGCGTAGACGCGGCAGTCCAGGGCCTCGTTGCGGTCGCGGGTCTTGACCCACTTGCGGGCGGGAAAGCCGTTCTTGTGTTCGGTGACCGCTTTTTCCGCCGCCATTTGTCGGAAGTATTCGGCGTCGCGGCTGGCCGGAAAATGGCAATAGCCAGGGCCGGGCTCCTCGATCTTGAGCCGGGCGTATATCACTTCCTTGGCGCTGTCCACGCCCACGGCATAGAGTGGCGTCCGGCCCTTGTTGCGCGTGCTGAAGCGGGGCGGCCAGACCGGCCGTCCCTGGCCGGCAACGCCCTTGATCGCCCAAATTCGGCGCAGCCAGCGGCTCTTGCAAAAGCCATAGGCCGCCTGGGTATGATGGCCGCCGGTGTCAACGCAGGCGGCGCGGATCATCAGCCGGCGGCCGTCGTCGGTTTCGTACGAGCCGACAAGGGCCGCGTCCAGGGTCTGCCAAATCTCCGGTTTGGCCGGATCGCCCTCGATGATCAGATAGTCGATGCTCCAGCACTGTTCATGCAGGCCCCAGCCCACCACCTCGATTTCGATGCGGTCGTCCTGCACGTCCACGCCCGCGGTCAAAACCAACACCTGGGCCGGCGCGGTTTCGCCCCAGTCGTAGGCCCGGGAAAGCAAGGTCCCGTCCTCGATGCCGTCGCCCCGTTCCTCCCAGGGCTCGCCAAGGGCCGTGTTGACCCACACCTTCAGGGTGTCGGGTAGGCGCTTGGCCTCAAGGAAAGACTCCACCAGCCGGGCGAAAGACACCCACGGCGAATAAAGCTCATTCAGGTGGAAGCCCGCCACGCCCCGGAAAGGCGCGGTGGCCCGCCAATGACCCTTGCGGATCGCCCGCCAGCGGTCGGCGTCGTTCCACACCGCCCCGCATTCCTGGCAGGCGTAGCAGGCCGTTTCCGGCCGGTGGCCGCCGTAGTCGTCCTTTTCCCAGTGGACGTTGCCCCAAACCAAAAATTGCTCGTGGCCACAGTGCGGGCACGGCGCGAAAAACCGCCGTTGGTCGCTGCCGGCAAAAGCCAGTTCGATGCGGGACGCCCCCTTGATGCCCGGCGTGGACACCATGGCGTGCTTACGGTTCCAAAACGTCGTGCTGCGCTTGAAAGCCAGGCTGGTGGGGTCGCCCTCGGCGCCGGCGCTGGCCTTGAAGCGGTCCACCTCGTCAAGCAAGACCAGCCGCACCGGGCGGGAGGCCAACGAGGCCGGGCTGTTGGCCCCGGCCATGGTGATATGCCCGCCGGGGAAAATTTTGTGCAACAGGGTGTTGCCGCTGTCGCGGCTACGAGCTTGCTTTACCTTGCCATGCAGGGCCGGCGTGTCGCGGATCATCGGGGCCAGGCGGTCCTTGCTCCAGGTTTGGGCCATGGCCAAGGTCGGCTGGACAACGAGCATGGGCGCGGGGTCTTGATCGATAACGAACCCCACCACGTTGTTGATGATCTCGGTTTTGCCCACCTGGGCCGAACTCATGATCACCACGGTTTCAACCAGCGGATCGCTAAAGGCGTCCATGATCCCGCGCTGATATTCGGCCCGGGCCGTGTTCCAACGGCCAATCTCCGCCGACGCCTCGGGGCTCAGTCGGCGGCAGTCATCGGCCCATTGGCTGACGGTCAGTTTGGGCGGCGGTTTCAGGTTGCGGCGGCGGGCCAAGTCAAGCTGGCGTTGCAAGGCCGGCGTCGTCTCCCGCAGACGCCCCAACAACCACGGATTCAGGCTCATCGTCGGCAATGTCGGCATAGCTCAACTCGGCCAGGGCTTGGCGGATTTCCTTGTCAATGATTTGCTGCACTTCGGCGATGGAGCTTGCCGCGAAGCACAACGGGGCGGTCTTTGTGGGTATGGCCAGGATTTGGGTCCGCACGGCGGCGTATTCCGCCGACACGATGTTGAAGACGTCTTCGGTCAGGGCCACGGCGTTCAGCCGCTCGGCCAGGGTGATTTCGGCCAAGGCCGCCTCGGCCGCCAGCTTGCGCGCCCGGGCCTCGTCTTCCGTGATTCCTTCGGTGTTGCCGACATAGCGCCGGGCCTCGCGTTCCTGCCGCCACTCCAGGACCGACACGGTGTCGAATTTATATTCTTTACCTCTGCCGCCCTGCTTTTCGACGGGGCAGCCGTCACGTCGCCAGGCGTCAACCGTTGGTAGCGATACGCCAAATATTTCGGCAAGTTGTGTGCGGTTGACAATGCTCATTAAGCGCGCCCCGGGATCATGGCCTCCGGTGTAGTGTAAACAACAAATAACCGCTCGACGCCCGTGGCTAGAAAACTAAAATGCTGCCCGCTCACCCGCCACCCCCGGGGCGGGGTGGAAGGACCCGCCAGCCCATGCGTTTTAATGCTGGGATAACATGTTGATGATACTTACGCTTTTGGGCTAGCGGGTCGCTGGTGCGGCTATCACTTCAACCCGGACCGCTTGGCGAGCCGGCCTTCAAGCTGGTAGTGAAGCGCTTTCCGAATCTTCTCTTGGCCCAGCGGGATCACCGCTTCACGCACGCGGGGGTTGTTCAGCACGGCGCGGGAGGCCGGGCCATAGAGCTTTGCCACGGGGTAGGTTCGCATGCCGCTGGCTTTGCTTTTGCGCCTTGGCTCGCCGGTGCGGCGGACAACGGCCAGATGCCCGCTCTTGAAGCGGGCCACGAACGCGCCGCGCACGATCTTGCGCGCGCCCTGTTTGAGCACCTGAACGCTAACGCCTTCCCGTGGCGCGCGCTCGGTGTTGGGGACGCCGGTGTTGTCCGCCACGTCGGCGGGGTCTGGCTCGTAGCGCATGAGCGACGCCCCGCGCTGGCCGGCGGTGACGTAAGCCGTGTAATGGCCGTCGTTGAAGTTGGCGCGCTTGATGGGCATGGTCTTGCGCAGGGACGCGGCGTCCAGGTTGTAGACGCGCCGGCCTTCACGCACCAGCAGGGTTCGCACGCTGGCCGCGCCACGGTTGGCCGCCGCCACGAGCGCCTTGGGAATCTCGCCCCTGTACTTGAGCAGGGCCTCGGTCACCTTGTCCAGGTCCGAAGTGTTTACATGAAATTCCATGGCTTGCTTTCCGGCCCAACGGTCACGCGCCCGCTTCCACAAAAGCAAAAGGCCGCTCGCGGCGGCCCTTGCGGAATTGATCCAGTTTAGGAAATTATGCCCCAAAAATTGCACGATAACAATGGAATAGTCATACCATTTCATGGCCTTATGATGCCTTTTCGTGCCCATCGGGCTTGGCCCACTCTTGTAGGGCCCGCCGTGTAGTTTGGAGATGTCGCGCGCCACGACGGTTAACCGGCAGACCTTCTTTCGCGATTAACCGGCGAACCGTCTTGACGCTCACGCCCAACTCGTCGGCAATGCCTTGCAGGCCCCAGATGATATCCACGCCCTGGGTTTTCACGCCGCCATCAGCCCCCGAGCCGCCGCCATTTTGGCGAAGCTCAACAAGGCGTCGCCGAGCAAAATCTTGTATTGCCTGGACGTCAAGCCGGCTCTCGTCAAAAATTGCATCCATTCTTGCCCCCTGGGGAAAGCTTTGTCCTGGCGCTGGACCAGGGCGATCAACATTGCCCGATGGCCATATGACAGGCCGCCGAACGCCCGCGAAAACTCCATCATGCGCGTGGGTTCGCTTTGACTGGTGGCGCGGGCCAGGCACAGGCCGGGCTCCGCCACCAGTTCACCGCCGCGATAAAACCAGCGATAAGTTGGCGTGGGCATGGCCGATCGTGGGCAATCGGCCGCGTCGCGCCATTCGGCCCACCTGAATAGCAGGTCAAAAGTTTCGTAGGGCAAACGCGGGTAGAATTCGTTGAGTTGCTCAAGCCGCATGCAAATACTCCTTGATCTTGGCGATGGCCTCGGCCGCGCCAAAGCAGACGGCGGCCATGTAGCCTTGGCTGGTCAAGGCTTGAAGCCACAGGCGTTGATTTGGTTGGAGCCGGCCGCCGGGGCGCTTTAGCTCGATGTAGAGGCCATGATAGGCCCCGCTTGGCGTGGGCAGGCACATGTCGGGAATGCCGGGGCGCAGGCCCTGGGCTTTAAGCTTGCGCGCGCGCTCAACGCTTCGCTTGTCCTCGTTGGGGATGGCGTAGAGCAAGTTCAACTCCGGCCATTGATCGCGGTGGGCCATGGCCCAGGCGAAAACGGCTTTCTGGTGGTCATGTTCGAGCGGGAGTTGTGTCACGGGTTTCGTCCAGTTGTGTCACGGCCTCGCGTGACACAACTCAGCTTCATTTTGGTTTGGAAAATCAACCCGTTGTTCGTAAAAAATGAGTTGTGTCACGCTGTCACGCACCCCCCTTGTCCGGGGGCCGGAAACGGGCCAAATGGGGCAAAATACCCCACCAGGAAAATCGCATGTCAAAAAGCGTGACAGAACTAATATTAAACTAAATATATATAATATTATTATATACTTAATAGGCGCGAGTTGTGTCACGCGCCCCGTGACACAACTATCTTGTGATTCAATATTATTTTTTAATATCAATATCTTAACTTCATGAGTTTCGTCACGCGCTTCCGTGACGGCGTGACGGAACTCCCCTTCGATCAGTCTTGCGTCAGGCATAACAATTCCGCCGGTCTGCCCGTCCTGGGCTTGTGGGCAATCTTGACAATCTCACCGCTGGCCAACAGCGTGCCGATGATCTTGTCGCCGTTGTCCTTGGTCGCGCGCAGGCCCCGGTAGACCTCGCGCAACGTCGCGCCGGGCCGCTCCTGGTTGGCGTGGGCCCGGATCGTGGCCAAGACCTTGTTGCGCAGGCGCTCGAACTCGTTGTCGGCAATGTGCTCCCGGGCCTGCTCCAGGGTTTTGGGGACGATGTGCTCCACCAGGCCCACGCCCCAGGCCAGGTCTTCCTCCTCGATTTGTTCATCGGGCGCGTAACGCCCGCAACGCGAGACGGCGCGCGTCAGGGCCAGCTTGAGGGCGTGCTCGCGCATGCGGCCATACATGGCCGAGGCCACGTCGTCATGGGCGTTGTCGGCAATGACCTTGTAGAGCCGGGCCGTCCAGTCATCCAAACGCGCCCTCGCGCGGGCCGCCAACGGCACCACGAACGGCTTGGGCCGGCGGTCCAGGTTGCCGCCCACCTCCACCAGGCGCAGCAAAAGGGCGATGTGCTCCAACTCATCCACCAGCCCGGCCGGGATTTCGGGCCGCGCCACCGACCGGGGCGGGCTGGGCTGGTGCGTGCTTTGGAAGGCCAGCATGCGCGCGGCGAAACCGTCGGCCATCATGCCCCCGCCCAGGGCCTCCCAAAAGCGGGCCGGCGTTGTCGCGCCGTAGATGCCCAGGTGGTGGAACCGGATGTTTTTGTCCGAGGCGCTGTCGGCATAGGCCTTGATATGGCCCCGGTCGGTCGAGGACCACAGGGTCATCAGCAGTTGGGGCGTGGCCTCCATCCAGGTGTTGCCGCTTTTGCCCGCCCGCTTGAAGATCAGGCCGATCTCGTCGATGGTCATCAGGGATATGGCCCGTTCGGGCGTGGCCAGCCAGTTGATCACCGCCGGCGCGGTGGGCAGTTCGTGGGGGCCCAGCATGGGCCTTAGGATGTTGGAGGCGCCCAACAGGGCCTGGGCCGCGCCGTGGGGCGAATCCTTGCCGCTGCCGCTGTAGCCCACGGCGATGTTGTAAAAATTGGTGCGCAGGCCCGTTTCGGTCATCACCCGCTGGCCGGCCACCGTGCCCAGCAGGGCGATGGCCCCGGCCAGGCTGTAAACCGGGTGGGACGCCGCCGAGGCCGCGGCGGTGTAGTCCATGATCCCTTGCAACACCCCGCCCGGGGCCAGCAAATGGGCCGGAAATTCCTGGCCGGCTTTGCTCGGCACGTAGACGCGGGCCAGGTCCTCGCTCGTGGCCTCTTGATGATGCCGGCCGAAGATCGACCGCGCGATCATGCGCACTTCGGCCTCGCCCAGGGGCGGCTTGCAGTGCTCGCGGTTCCAGCCACGGGCCAAAACCTCCAGCTCGTCTTGGCCAATGCCGTCAAAGCGCCGCAGCCACTGGCCGACCATGGAGGCCAGATAGTCGTTGCGCTGGCCCTGGGCCACCTCGCGGGGCATGGGCGGGGTTTTCACGCCCGAAAGGTCGATGCCCTCGCCGGCGGCCTTGGCCTTGGCCAGCCCGGCCGGCGGGGCCCATTCGGCCAGGTCCTCCCAGCCATTGAACCCCGCCGGGAACTCCCAACGGTAGGCGCGGCCGTTGATCGCGCTGGGCGGAATCAGGATATAGCCGCCCTCGCCGCGAACGTCCAGGCCGGGGGCCACCTTCACGCCGTTGCCCACATGCGCGCCGGCGGGCAGGCGATAGAGCGCGTGCGCGCCGTTGTTGGGCGTGCGGTTGTAAACCCCGGTGGGCGGATAATGCCCGCTGGCGAACAGGGTTTGTTGCCCGGTTTGCCCGTCGGCGTCCAGGGCCCAAATCCCGCTGACCGCGCCGGTGACCATGGCCCAATTGGCGGCCGGGCATTGCCCGTGCCAGGCCTCCACCTCTTCCTCGGTGGGCGGGCGCTTTTGGAATTCGGCCCACTTGAAGCCCTTGGCCGGGATTTTCGATCCCGGCGCGATGGGGATGATGGACAGGCCCCAGTCCAGATATTCAAGCAAGGTGTCAAGCTTGTTGGTCAACGCCACTGTCCCTAAAAGGTTCGTTCACCCTGACCATGTTTTCACTTTTCCTCCCTGAAAGCATCAAAATTAGAGAGGTAAAAATTACGAAAATCAACCGGTTGTCCTAGAACGGAACCTCTTGCCGTTGTTGATAAGCCTGGCAACCATCCAGGCCCCAGTTGGGGATTTTGGCGTTGAAATGGGCGCAGCTTGGTTGCAAGCCGTCAAAGTGGGCGAAACGACACGTGCCGCAGGTCTGCCAGCGCTGAAAGTGTTCTTCCGGCGTCCAGCAAATCACCCGGTAATCGCAATAACGGCACTCGAAAGAGTCTTGGCCAAAGGGCTGGCCAAAGGGTTCATTGGCGCCGATGATCCTGGCGGCGCGCTGGCGCAGGGCCTCGAAGTCCGAGCGGACAAAGCGGATGCGCTCGGCATGAATCTCCGAAGTGTCCTTGCAATAAACCACCAACAAGGCCCGCTCCAGGCCCGCGTAGCCCATGTAGAGCTGGCACTGGCAATAGTAGACCGGATAGACCTGGCGAACGCCGAATTGCTGGAAGGCCTTGAACTTCTTGCCGTTGGCGCTCTTGCACTCCAAAATGTGTTCGCGGCGCGTCACGCCCCGGATATGCCCGTCGCAGTGGCCGCCGAACAAGCCGTTGTGATCGACGAACGCCTCTTGTTCGCTGTCGTCCACGTCATGGCCCAGCAGTTGCAACACGCGGGCGATGCGCCGGTCAATGTGCGTGACTTCATAGCCGGCCTCGATCAGGCCCTTGACGATGAGCATTTCCACCCAATCGCCCAGCTCGAAGATCATCTTGACCCGGCCCTCGGTGGGCAAGGGCGAATATTGCCGAAACTGATACCAAAGGGCCCGGTCGCAGGGCGCGCCGATTTGGCTCATGCCCAAATAGCGCCGGGGGCCCACGTCCCGCCGGGAGGCGGCCTCGTACATGGCCAGGGCCACCGGGCTGGGCTCGGGGTTGAGGTTGAGCTTGGCCATCTGTCTTTTCCTATCTCACATAGCCGACAACATTAAGAAACTTACCATTTGGCTTGACCATGACCGTTGGCGGCAGCCGCACTTGGCCAAAGCGCAAGATTGCTTCTTCCACGGTTTGGGGCGGCGGCCCGGCGCCGAAGTTGCGCCACAGGCTTTGGGCCTTGATTCGGCCCACGTCGGAAGCCCGGCCTTCGACATCCCAATAGTGGTGGACAAAAGTTGTCATGACGTTGCCCGCCTCCCGGCAGGCCAGGGTCAGGCGCAGGAGCTTGTTGCCCGCCCGGCTGGTGAACGGTTCGGCGCGCGCCTCCACGATGCGCAGGGGCCGGGGGGAATCGGCCAGGGGGCGCATTTCCAGGCGGCGCGCCACCTCGACCACCTGGACTTTCCATTCGTGGCCGCACTGGGGGCAGACCGACGCGGCCGGTGGCGCGATGCTTTGGCACTCGGGGCAAATCTTGGCCCGGGGCTCGGTTTTTTTGGGGGCCTTGCCGCCCGTGGGAACCTCGATCGTCGGGTCATCGGGATCGCCGTGTTTGAGCCAGTTGTCCGAAAGGTCCAGGACCAGGGCGTCGGCCTTGCCCGGATGAACGCGCAGGGCCCGGCCCACCATCTGCACCCACAGGGCCGGGCTCATGGTCGGCCGGCACATCAGCACGCAATCAACGGCCGTGCAATCCCAGCCTTCGGTCAACACGCCCACGTTGCAGATGATCTTGGCCCGGCCTTCCTCAAAGTCGGCCATGGCCCGTTGGCGCTCCTCGTGGGTCATTTGGGAGTGCACCACCACCGCCCGGTGGCCGGCCGCGTTAAAGGCCTCGGCCAGGCGCTGGGCGTGGGTGATCACCACGCAAAAGGCCACCACGTGGGCCCGGCCTTCGCCGTAGTCCTCATAGGCCTTGACGGCGCTTTGGATATGCACCTCCCGGCCCATCATGTCGCCCAGGGCCTGAAGGTTGTAGTCGCCGGCCGACTTCTTCACGCCGGCCAATTCTTCCCCCAGCTCGACGGCGGCCTTGCCCCGGTAGGGGGCCAGATAGCCCAGCTCCACCAGATCGGCAATGCCGATGCGCGAATGGAGCCGGGGCCACCAGTTGCGGGCCCCGCGCTTGCACGCCTTGCCATAAATCAGCCCGTGGCCTAGGCGAAAGGGCGTGGCCGTGACGCCCAAAACCCGCATGTTGGGCCGATAGCCGCGCATGGTGTCCAGCACGGCTTGGTATTGGCTTTCGGCCCCGGCCGGCGGCACGCGGTGGGCCTCGTCGATGATGATCAGGTCCACCGGCGGCGTGTCGCCCAGGCGGTTGGCCAGGGTTTGCGGGCTGCCGATGGTCACCGGCCGGCCAAGCTCCACCTGGCCGGCGCTGGCGCAGGCCAGGCCCACGTTGAAAGCCGCCTCGGGCCAGACCTTGACAAGCTTGTCGTAGCTCTGGCGGACCAACAGCTCGCGGTGGGCCAGGATTAGCACGCGCATGCGCCAGCGCAGCAGGCATTGCTTGACCAGCTCGCTAAAGAGGATCGTCTTGCCCGCGCCGGTGGCCGCTTGCAACAAGACAAAGGGTTCCTCGACCATGGCGCGGAACACGTCATCCAGGGCCTGGGCCTGATATGGGCGCGGTTCGTAGGCCACCATGCTAGAGCCGGCAGGCATCGCCTTGGCATTGATCATCGGCCGCGTCGCCAAGCCGCCGGTCGGGGACAAAGCCTTGGCAATCGGCGTCGCCCCGGTAGCGGGCCCAGTGGGGATGCAAGTCGGCCCTGGCGGTGTAGCGCAGGCAATCATATTTGCGGGGGCATTGGTGGTTGGCGCACCTGATCATGTCGTTCATCGGGCGGATTCCTTTCATCCAGGGAGGCCGGGCGGCCGTCCGACCATGGCCGAGAGGGGGTGGCGGCCCGATCGACCGGCCGCCCGGCAAGTGACGTGGTCAGGAAATCACGGTGATGCCGAGTTCAGCGCTTTCGAGCGCCTCTTGCAGATGTTCCTTGATACGGCGCATGGCTTCCAGACGCCACGCGCCGCCGTCGGCTTCCTTGAGCATGAAGCACCCGCCCTCCCGCACCCGGAACAAAAAGTCGCTGGCCGGCTGTTCGATCTCCAAAAACGTGCGGAACGGGGCCAGCTTCACCGGGTTGGGCACGTTGGCTTTGCCCAGCATCTTCACGCCCTGGCGCACGGTCACTTCCTGCTTGACGCCATCGTCACGGACTTCCTGTTCGGCGGCCATGGTCACGGCGCTGGCCATTTCGGCGATTTCGCCGCGTTGGTGGCTGGGCGTGAAGCCGGTGCGCAACCAGATCTGGAACTCCTCGTTGATGATCCAATTACCAAACAGGCGGCGGGTTTCCGGCAGCAGGTCCGTGCAGTCGGCCATTATCAGTGTGTCCCGCTGCCGGAAAGGGCCGTATTCCTGGCCCAGGGCTATGACCCGCGTGGGGGTCGCCACCTGCACCAGCACCGGGCCGGGGCGTTGGTCGAAGTTGTCTTTCAAATACACCACCAAGGCCGAAAGGTTGCGCACCTCTAGGGTGTCGGCCTCGGGGGCCTTCACCTTGTACACGGGTTTGCTGGTGTACGGGCGGCCCTGGATTTCGAGCCCGTCGACCGCGCCGCACTCATCAACCAGGTATTGCAATGCGCTTTTGTCCATTGTTATCTACCTCCGGGTATAACGTTCATGTTCACTACATTTTCGGCCTTGGCCGCGTCGATGAGGCCGCCAAGGGTCATTTGTTTGGGATTGGATTCAGCGGCGACAAATTCACCGGTCTTGGGGTCGTTGCCCAGGTAAAACCGAGTCTCGCGGGTATAGGGCGGCGCCAGCTTACTTTCGGCGCTGTACTTCACCGAAGCGGTTTCGCGGTCACTGCCGGGGGTAAGCTCCACCTTCAAAATGATGGTTCGTTTGGCGTCGGCCTTGGTGTTCACGTCCTTGATGTTCTCGATCACCTTTTGCAGTTGAGCCGCGAAAAGCTCATCGGCCGCGCCGCCGTCCATATTGGCCAAGTTCACGTATTCGGGCATGGGAGCGGTTCCTTTCTCCAAGGAATTATTGCGGTTAGGCCGCGGGGCGCTCCCACGGCGGCGGGCCGGCGGGCGCGCCGGGGGCGGGCTGGCCAAAAGCCGGGGCGGCCTGGGTCGGGGGCTGGGCCTGGCCTTGGTAGCCGGTCGGCGGCTGGCCCTGGGGCCACGCCTGGGGCTGGGCCGGGATCGGCGGCGCGCCATACGCGGGGCCAAAAGCCGCTTGCGGGGCGTAGCCCGCAGCCGGGTCCACGTGGGCCGGGGCGGTCAGGGGCTTGAAGTTGCTCACGTCGTTTTGGTCGTCAAAACCTTCTTGCTTTTTGATCTTGACGTGGACCGTTAGCTCCCGGCCGTGCAGCTCCTCGGTGTCGGCGACGTAATTGGGGTTGTGGTGGCCGGCGGCGGTCAAAAAGCCCTTGAAGCGGCTCATGGCCACCTCGTTGTTCAAGACGAATTGCACCCACAGCTTGCGCCCCGCGTGGCTGGGCCCAAGGATTTCCAGGGTGAACTTGGCCATGCGGTTGCCGGCCTTGGAGTCCCTGACCTCGCTATCGACGATGCGCGCGGCGTAGTCGCCGGGCGGGATCAGTTCAAAACCGGTGGATGCTTCATAGTTGCTAAAATCGGCGTCCAGTCTCGCCATGGTTTGGCCTCCTTGTTTAGTTGCCCAGGATTTTGCGTTTGATTTGCAGCAGGTTGGGCGGCTCGATGAAGGCCAGCTTGCCGCTGCGGTCCTTGGCCGGCTTGCGCTCCCAGGGCTGGGTGATCAAGCCGCGATACGTCCCGCCCTGGCCGCTGTCGATGTTGTCCAGATAAAAGACCTCATCGAAATAGCTGGTCAGCCGCCCCTTGATCTTTTGGCCGCCGATGGCCGCGCCGATGTAGCGCCGGTTGGCGTCATCCTTGTCGGCCTGGGGCAGGCAGGTGAACACCGTGTTGTAGGCGTCCAGGTCGCGGAAATCCTTGACCGCGCCGGTGAGCTTGTCGGTGTAGTCGCCCCAAAGCTTGTAGCCGTCGTTGCCGTGGCGTTCCTTGGCGCTGGCCTCGCACTTGTCGGCGATCTCGGTCAGCGAATCGATGAACACCCAGTCATAGGCGGTCTTGGCCTGTTCATCGTGGGCCAGCCAGTTGAAGGCCTCGGCCATTTCGGCCCAGGTGGCAATCCGCACGGCCTGGATATGGCCGGAAAGCACCAAGTCGCGCACCGACAAGAGTCCGGGTTCAGCGGCCAGGATCAACACTTTCTTGAACTGGTCCAGCGGCTCCGCCTGCACCCACGCGCCGCCCTGCCATTGCTGGCCCAGGCAGGAGCGCGCCAGGCAGGTCTTGCCCATGCCCGCCTCGGCGATCACCAGGCAGCACAGGCGGTTAAGGGCCTCCATGGACACCAGCCTAAGCGGCATTGGGCACGTCCTCCAAAAGCTCGTACTCCACCTGGGGCGCGCCATCGCTGACGGTGCGGGCCCAGGTCACGCCCTGGGCGAAGTCCGGGTTGGCGCCGGCCACCGCCTCCAGGGCCTTGGCCGACAGCGGCTTGTATTCGCTGGCAAAGGCGTTGCGGAAAAGCTCGGGATGCCAGGCCTTGAGTTGGGCCAGGCGCCCTTGATCCCAGCGTGTGTTTTCACGCAACGTCACCTTGGCCCTGATCCCGCCGGCCACGGCATGGCCGGTCTTGGCGCCGCCCTTGAACTGGGCGGCGGCCGCCACCTGCTGGTTGATATTGCGCAGGCGCTTGGTGTCGTCGGCGATTGCCCGCTTCAGGGCCTCGCCTTCGCGCAGCAACTCGGCTAGTTCCATCTGGTCTCCTTTCGGGGCGGCGCAACGGTTGTGGCAGGCGTCCGCCCAATATTTGCTCGCGTGGCCTTGCCGCCAGTGGCCTTTGGCCAGCCCGCAGGCTTGGCAGCAGGTCGCGCACCCGTGTTTGGGATGCAGGCATCGGCGGCCATCGCGCCAAGGGCAGGCCATGGCTACTGGGCCAGCCGCACCACGTGGGTTGGCCGGCCGATCCACGGCTTGTAAAAACCCACGTGGACCAGCCGTTGGCGCGCCAGGTCATGCACTTGGCGGCCCACGGTGGCCCGGTCGGCGTGCAAGGCGCGCTGAATCTCGCGAAAGGTGGCCCCGGGCCGGTGGCTTCGGCCGCTGATGCGGGCCACGGCGGCCATGACCCGGGCGCGCAAATTGGGGGGATCGCCGGGCGGCGCGCCGCCAGTGGCCCGCTCCAGGCCGGCGGCCGCGTCCAACAGCAGCTCGGCGGCGATCTTCATGTTGTCGGCCAGGCGCTGGGCTTCCGCCGGCGATATGGTTATCCGCTCGGGCATGGGGCTACTTCTCCCCGCCGATCCGCCCACGGACAACCAGCGGGTTGCACACTTCCGGGCCGTTAGCCCAGGTGCATTTGCCCGAGCCGCCGGGTACGCGGTGGCCTTTCTTGCGGTTGGACATGCCCTTCCAGTGGGGGCAGGCGTTGCAGTCGCGTGGGGTCGGTTTAGCGTCCATCAGGCCGCCTCGCCTTCGGCCGGGCGCGTCTTCTGGGCCCTGGGCCTGATGGGGCTCCAAGCGGCCAGAAACAGCCGGGCCACGTCGGCGAATTCCTCGGCGCGTTGCTCGATGGCCTCGGCCAACCCGATCTCGCCAAAGTCGATTTGGGATTCCAGGGCGCGGGCCCCCTCCATGGCCTCCTCGTACAACTGGGCTTTGCGCCGGGTGGGGAACTCCCGACCGTGGGCTTTGAAAACCGCTTGCAT